GAGTTGAGTTCGAGAAGTCAAATTGGCAACGTGTAAGTTGAACCACGCTGAGGTTTGATTTGCCGTAGCATAAGCTCCCGCGGTGGGGAACCATGCTAAGCAATATCTACCTTGTTGAAATCTAGTTGCATTTAAAACAAGTTTTAAATGTAACTCACCTCGGATAGCTAAATGACCTTCTACTTTTCTACTCCACATGGTATTAGAGATAAGACTACTCCAAGGAGTAGTGTTTACCAAAATACCAGTATCGAGAGCAGTAAAATCGCCTGAAAAGATAATAATTGGTTTCCTAAGAAATTCAATAATATCTTGTTGTTTATAAGAAGTCGCATTGGGTGAAAACATGGAACCTATGTCAAGAGGTTTTTGAATCATTCCTACAGCCACATTGGCTCCGTCTGAAACGAAGTTAGTAGTACTTCCTTGTTGTGCAGTTGAATCTTGTGAGGTCCCCGTATTGTCTGCTACAATAGGGGAAATGTGCGTTGGGTCGCCACCTGTTTTAGAAACTCGGTTTAGTCACCATACACCTACGAGTCAGTGAAGTGCGGTCTAAGTTCGTTTTACTCTGTCAATTATATATATGAGTGGGACTGAGTGGTAACCCTAAATAGGGATCTCATGTTATCTTTTCTTTCCTATACCTAATTCCATTACAAACGAACATGTGGAAAAAGGATGAGTATATTTGGGAAAAGACCTTGGTTAGATGTTTAACGACTTCACAGTCGGTGGACAGCCATTAAAAATAGCTGTCCTTCTGGCAGACTGTAAGTAAATTCAGTCTGTAAGAAGTGGTATCAGGTAGCTTTATAAAACAGTCTTCACAAGAAGAAATAATCCTGTTCGTATTGTAAATAAAGACTGACTGAGGGTGCAAAGAAAGTTCTCTAAAAGCAATCTCTACATTAGTTTCTGTAATGGTTGATGGTTCCTGTCTTTTAGTCCAGACCAACATTTCGTATATAGAATCTAATTGCAAGGGAGCTACCCATTTTCGAACGATAGGACAGAATCTAAAAGAACGTTTTAAAAACGAAATGTCTTCTAAATTCTTCATACGACCGATTTGGCTAGATTTATCTGCGGAGGTATAAACCATTCCCAGCTCTTTCATATGTTTCTCAACAACAACCATATTAAACATGTCTAGCTTCTCTAGGGTGACGGAAAAAGCATTGTCATCACCTAAGACCACTAGATATACATGAGTTAAGAATTGAGGTAAACAAGTAAGATCGTAATCATGAGCTGCTAACCAACAATATCTGAAGCAAAAATGGTTGTAAAGATTGTTGATAATCGTGGTTAATGGGTGTCCACTTGGTAAAGAGGAAAACCACTCATAAACCACGTCTTCATATATGTGTTTTGAATTGGGAACTTCTAAAAAGATGACTCTACGAGCTAAATCGTACTTGTCATCATAACCGTACCATCTTCTAATAACGTAATCATTAAGACTGTGCAAAATTATAGAAGCTTGTGTAGAATCATAACCCGCATAATCACCATCACCTATATTTGATTCGTTTCCGAATTGCAATAGCTTAAGTGCTAATTGGGACCACTCGTTAGAGTAACAATTAACACCTACAGCTGAACCGTTTTCGACCTTATTGCAAGTATACCAAGCAACAAAGTCGCCGAACAACATTCTAGTTACAATAAAAAGGACGAGAGGAGAAGCACTGAAAGCTCTAAGCTTACCAACTGCTATTTTCTCCAAGGGTAGTGTTTCGTCTTTGGGGTTATCAGCAAATATATGTTCATGTCTAATGCCCGAATTGGCATCTTCAATGACCTTTAGACATTGGGTTTTCAACTCTCTACAATTCTCATTATTTAAGTCAAATTCAGCCCCTGAACCAAACCAGTAACTCTTTCCTCCACCTTTAGTCATATGACCAAAAGGGAATCCAGGACTGGTTTGTCTAGACATGGATTTGAAAACAGGATCGTTCTCAATTCCTATAACTGCCTCTTCAAAAGTTAAGAGTTTTCTATCTCTCTTGAAGACTTCAATTCTAACAAGGTCATCATAGAGTTGGGTACTAATCGATTCTACTATGGTGGGGTCTACATAAACTTGGTTTTTCCCGTATTTCCTAAGAGTTACTTCTAAAGGATCTACACGTTCTCCATCTAGGATATAAGGGGAAGAACGAGAGATACCCGTTTTAACGGGTCCTAATTTTGAGTAAAGGGAAGATTTAATAATGGAGCTCCCTGAGCCTCTTTTGGCTCGCAAAGTATGCTTATATAAGGGAGCGAACAAGTCACTCTTGATTGGGAGAGCGCATTGCGGGTATGTTTCATCTTCTAGGAGAACTTCAATTTGTTTATCGAACATATGGAGTATCTCCTCCAAATCTTCAGTAAATACAGCTGTCGAGAAGGCAAACCCAGAAGGGTTTCCTGCGCAATGGATGCCTAATATCTTATGAGCACC